GCCCCTGCTCCGGCTCCGGCTCCTACTCCTGCAGCTAAAAAAGCTGCTCCGGCTCCGGCCCCATCCCCTGCAAGTTCTGGGTTGGATGTGTTGGGGTTGTTAGGACTCCTTGGGTCTATGAGCGGAAATCAAGCACCAGCTCCACCAGAGCTAGTAAACATTGGCAAACAATTTGACTTAAGTAAGATGTTTAACACCAATCCCCTATCGCCAAACACAGGGGCATCAAATACAATGGCTACAGGAGGTTCCGTCAATGACCTCTTGAGAATACTGAACTCGAAAGGTTAATTATGGGCGACGGTGTATACGCAAGTGATGGTAGCCCTAGCGGGTATTTTGATGCAAACGGGGCCGTAGTAAATGCGGATGGGTCTGTTTTTGACCAAACGTCTACAAATACCGCAAGTTCCGGTACTACTACAACTCCCCCTAGTAGCTCTGATGGTACATCCAGTACTAATACTACAGACTCAAGTTCTTCTGGTTTAGATTCCATAGTTGCAAAAGCGCTTGGTATTAGCTTGCCAAAAGGAACAAGCCTTGCTTCCTTAATTAGCGGTAGTTCGGGTACATTGACCGGTCTTGCTGCACTTGCTGCGCTGGCTAGCGGGAACAAAACAACCACTGCAGGTTATAAAGGTTCAATCCCCAAGCTGACTGCTACCCGTCAACAAATCAATCCTGCAGCCGCCCCCGGCCAAAGCCGCCAATACTTTACTGATACCCAGTACACCCCCCAAGACTCAGGTAGCGTAGCCGCTGCCCAGCAAGCTGCCGCTCAACAAGCAGCCCAACTCCAAGCTGCGCAACAAGCGCAAGCTCAACAACGTCCACAAGTTCCTGCAATGGCAATGCCTTGGGCACAAAAAGCCGCTACTGGGGGCATCATGGGTTACGCTGGCGGTGGTGACGTAGATAAAGACCGTTACCCTACACATGAAGAAGCAGTGGCTGCGTTCAATGCAGCTTACCCAACTCCTAAATATAACCAGCAGGAAGAACGTGGGCCAGTGTCTCAGGCTTTCCATGATCTGATGGTGCAGTTCCATATGTTGCCGGATAACACGCCCGGTATGGTTTCGCCTGAGTCTCAACGTGCAGCTGTCTACGGTACTAGTCAAATAGGCCATGCCGACGGTGGACCTATTCGCATGGGTGTAGGTGGAGTATTAGAAGGTTTGGCTACCGCAAACAACATTAGTCGTTTAAGTGATGTGCCTTACATTTTTGATGCTGTAAATTCAGCAAAAATGGGCAATTACGGAGATTTAATAGGGTCTGTTGTTAATGCGGCATTGCCCATAGGCCCTGCGTTGGCAACGTACTCTGCTGATCTGAATAAAAACGAAGACAGTGATTTAAATAAACATCAATATGTTCAAGGACATTTTGGTAGAACACAAAGAACATGGGCAAATGGATTGGCTCAAGGCGGGCGCATCCATTCCGGAACAATTTCTCCTGAATCCCAACGTGCATCGGTTTACGGTACTAGTCAAATAGGCCACGCTGCAGGTGGGGTTATGGGGTATGCTGATGGTGGCTCGGCGCAAGCCCCACGGTATCTGCAAGGTACGACTGACGGCATGGCCGATCAAATTCCAACATCAATCGATGGTAAAGACCCAGCCTTGCTTAGCCACGGTGAATTTGTGGTCCCTGCGGACGTTGTATCTCACTTAGGCAACGGCAACTCTGACGCTGGCGCAGAGCAACTCTACAAGATGATGGACAAAGTACGTATGGCCCGCACGGGCACTAAGCGCCAAGGCAAGCGTATTAACCCTGATAAGTTCACCCCCGGCGGTATTGCAGGTTACGCAAAAGGCGGCACAGTGCAGCATTTTGATACTGGTGGTAGTTCAACACCTAACCCTTCGGCTGGCACTTCGACTTCTTCTACGCTGTCCCCTTGGGCTGGTGATTATGTGACCCAAATGCTGGGGCAGGCTCAGGCGCTGGGCAACCAGTCGATGCCTGTGTATCAAGGTGAATTGGCTGCTGGTCCTTCGGACTTGCAAAACCAACAAGCTGCTGGCTTGTCTCAGTTGTACCAAACTGGCCTGCAACCCACGCAGTTCACTAATCAGTATCAAGCCCCCGGAGCCTATAACCAAGGGCAATACAACATGCAGTCTGTGTATGGACCACAGCTGCAGAACTACCAAATGCAGCAGCCCCAAAGCATTAATGGGGTCCAAGCGCAAGCTGCTCAAATGAGCAACGCACCTACGGTTAATGCTGCAGGGTTTAACCAACCTTCAAATGTAAATGCTCAACAGGTAAACGCCCCAAGTTTAAATAACTTATCTATGCAGGCGGCTCAAAATGTAAACGGCCCCAGCCTGCAAAACTACCAAATGGGCCCTGCTTCGCAAGTTGGCACACAAGACTTTACGTCTGCCGGAACTGCGCAGCAGTTCATGAACCCCTACCTGCAGCAGTCTTTAGACCCACAAATTGCGCTGCTCCAACAGCAACAAGGCATTAGCCACCTCAATAACTTGAAAGCACAAACTCAAGCTGGGGCTTTTGGCGGTAGCCGTGCGGATGTACAAAATGCTTTGGAAAACCAATCTGACCAAATGGCTATGTCCAATTTGATTGGACAAGGTTACAACACTGCCTATAGTCAAGCTCAACAGCAGTTCAACGCACAACAACAAGCTAACCTGCAAGCACAACAAGCCAACCAACAAGCTGGCCTTACCGTGGGTCAACAAAATTTGGGCGCTAACATGCAGACCCAAAACCTCGGCGCAACGCTGGGGCAACAAGCTCAGTTGGCAAACCAAGCTAATCAACAACAAGCCAACCTGCAGAACTTGTCCGCTGGTCTTCAAACCCAAGGGCTGTCTGCGCAAACTGGGCTGCAAGCACAACAGCTCAATCAGGCATCTAACCTGCAAGCTGGCTTGGCTAACCAAACTATGGGTTACAACACGGGCCTGCAAAACGCCCAGCTGCAGCAGCAAGCTAACTTGGCTAACCAATCCTTGGCGGGTCAATATGGCCTGCAACAAGGCCAATTCGGTCAAGCAGCCAACATGAACACTGCGGCTAACCAACAAGCTGCAAATCTGGCTAACCAACAAATGGCTTACAACACAGGCAATACCAACCTGCAAGCTTTGCTGGGGGTTCAAAGTCTGGGTTCTGGGCAAAACATGCAAGGCCAACTGGCAAACCAAAGCACAAATTTGGCGACCCAACAGGCTCAACAAGCCGCAAACCAATTTGCGTACCAACAGCAAATGGCGAACGCACAAAACCAAGCCCAGTATGGGCTGGCTGCACAGCAAGGTCAATCCGCTGCAAATCAAGCATCGGCAAACTTTGGTTTAGCTACACTGGGCGCAATGGGTACTGCAGGTGCTACTCAACAGCAAATCCAGCAAGCTCAAGATACGGCTGCGTACAATCAATTCCAACAACAGGCTCAGTACCCCTATCAACAGCTGCAATTCCAACAAAGCATGCTGCAAGGTCTGCCAATTTCTACGTACGCTAATACGACGAATACTAATCCGTTGAGCCAAATTACTGGGACTGTTAGCGGTTTGGGTGGGTTGTACAACAGCTTTAGCAAAGCTAGCGGCGGTTAATAAGGACACATCATGCTCGGTACTCCTTCAGTTAATGATATTGAAAATACCTACGGTAGCCAGCAAGGTTTGCAGTCGCTTACTCAAAAAGTGGCGCAGGAGCCTAAGGGCCCTGCGGGTTTGCCCTCAGACCTAAAAGACCTGATTGCCCTTGATGACCTGCAGCAACAAATGCAGAGCGCCCAGACGCAACAGAACTTGCAAAACCCTACTAACATGCCTACAGTAGCGGACCAACTAAAGCAAAAAATTATGGCTATGGAACAAGCAAGACAGCAGCAGGCAATGATGGCTCGTGCACAGCAACAAGGGTTCCGTCCCCAAGGCTACGGTCAATACCAGCCAAGTGCAATGCAGATGCAGCCTATGCAACCCACACAGGGTATGCCTCAGCAACCTCAACAAATGCCACCCCAGCACGCTGCTTCAGGTGGGTTAATGCACGCACGTATTCCGGGCCATATGTTCCACTTCTCCCAAGGTGGAATTTTGCATTTTGCTAAGGGTGGGGATGACGATAAAGAAAAAGCATTGGCTGCGGTTGAATCTGCAATGCCTGCGGACATGCCTGAATCTTCAAATATGTCCCTTGCAGACTACCTAAGACAGCGCCAAATTGCACTTGATGCGGTCAATGCTAACTTGGCCTCACCCAGCACACCTTTGACCTTGGGAACACCGATTACAAATCGGGAACAACCCAATATTTATGGTGATTTGTTTTCTTCTAGGGACCCTGCAGCTAAAGCATTTGAGGGTGTTTCTGCAAGCCCTGAATCGCAAGCGGCATATAAAGCCACTTATGGGCGTGTACCCCCCAATCCTCCTCCAGCAGCCCCTCAAAATGAAACTCCTCAGGTTGCCCCTTCTTCTGCAGGCGCAGGCCGTGGTGTTCAAGGTGGGCCTAATGCAGCTCAATTAGGCTTAGGAGCTATTGCTCCCGGCGCTCAACCCACGCCCCAACCCGGCGCTCAACCCGGAGCTCAACCCGGAGCTCAACCCGGAGCTCAACCTGCTCCACAAGCACGTCCCCCTGTCGGGGCTCCTGTAGCTTCTCAACCCGGGGCGCAACCGCCGGTTAACCCATATTCCGCAAAAGAAATTGCGGCTTTGGATGAAATCCAAAAAAATAAGTTGCCTGTACCTACACAAGATGAGTACCAAGAAGCCCTTAAAAAGTCTTATTCCGTTTACGGCATAGACCCCAAGCAAGCTTACGAAGACCATAAAAAAGAATTAGCTAAGATGGACGCAGCACGTGAGGCAGCTAATGCCGCACACGAACGCGCTAACCAAGCCCAAGGTTTGGAAAATGTTTGGTATACCTTAGCCAATATGCGTGGTGGTCGTGCAAGCGATGCACTGGCTAACTCTGCAATAGCAGGACAAAACCGCGTTGACCAACAACGTGCCGCCGAAGAAGCCTACCAGCAGCAAAACCTGACTAACATGATGAAGCAGCAGGCTGTCAAACAAGCTCTGGATGACGCACAAGTTGCACTTGCTCGTGGTGACTTTAAAGGCTATCAAGACGCTAAAGCTAAGGCTCAAGAAATTAATGCAAGCCGTGATAACACGTACATCAGCGGGCTCGGCCACCTTGCAACGAATTGGGAGACTAACCAAACCCGCAGGGAAAATGCTGCAGAAAGTCTTGCCATGCGTAAGCAACTTGCACAGAACCAACAACAGCAGCATGCAGATGCCATGCAACAACGCATGGACCAAAAAGAAGCTGATCGTGAAGCTGGGTTCTCTAAACAAGCTATGTCTTTGGCTATGGGCGCAGCCACTAAAGCATTAGCTGACCCAATGAATATGACTAAGTACAAAGGCATGTCCGCAGAAGAAGTTGCTGCAAGCATGTACCCACGTATTTTGCAGGGGCTAAAAACCGGTGCTATGGGTGAAGCTGCCCCCAAAGATTTTTCTACACAAGCCCAATCTGCATTTGGCGCTTATGAACCAAACAAGTATGATTACCGTATAAACCCAGAGACTGGGGTACTACAGCGTAAACTTAAGGGATAACTATGGCTAACTGGGAAGACGCCCCCTCAAAATCTTCTGGTGGGTGGGAAGATGCCCCCGTTAAAGCCCAAACCCCCGCAGGGTTCTCTGCGCCCAACTTAGGTCTTGCCGCACTTTCTGGGTTTACTGGGGCGGCTAAAAGCTTAACGGATGTTTTTGGCGCAAATAACTACGTTTCCCGCAAGCTAGGCGAAGCTGAACAATATCTGGAAGAGGCCAAGACCCCAGAACGTAAAGCTGAAATTGCCCGCCGCCGACAAATCGAAGAAGAAGCCAATAAGTCCGGTGACTATGGCAAGATGGCTAGTGCATATCTTGGGGCGGTTAAAGAAGCCCCACTGGAAACTCTGGCCGGTTTAGGCGGTGCTGTGGCTCCATTTATTTTTGGTGGTGGCCAATCTTTAGCCGCTCGTGCTGCTTTGACTGGTATTGGCGCTGCTATGGGTGCAGGTAGTGCTAAAGGCGCTATCTATGACTCGGTGTACAACGCTAGTCGTGCTGCTGGGGATTCTGAAGAAGTTGCCCGCGCTAAAGCGGACAAAGAACAGTCGTATTCTGAGCACCCACTGGGCATTGCAACTGCAGCAGGTTTAGGTATTGGTTCTGCGGTAGCTGGTGCTGCCCAAACAGCAAATGCCGCTATCCGTAAACGTCTGGGTCAAGAAGTTGCTGAAAAGGCGGTTGATTCCTACACTAAGTCTGCAGCAAAAGAAGCCACTGCTATGGGCGCACAAAGCGCCCAACAACAAGCACTGCAAAATCAAGCACTTACAGGCGCAGGTTATCAAACCCCAATAGGTCAAGGCGTCCTCGGTGCAGGTCTAACGGGGGCTATCTCTGGCGCTGCCTTTGGTGCTGGTGCTAAGTTCTTGCACCCAAATGTCAAGGAAGTCCAAAAGACTGAGGGCGACATTGCACCTGAGATTAAACCTACAGACCCACTGGCTAAAGTTGACCCCAACACCTCCTATGCAGACTTGCATAAAGAGCTGGCTAGCCTGCGTTCACAGGAACAAACCCCTGAAGTTCAAACCCGTGCCGCACTGATTGCTGACCACATTAAAGACCGTGACATTGCTGCGCTCCAACAAGAACGTACCCAACAACAGCAAGAACAAGCTGACGCACAAAAAGCAGCGGGTAGCGCTTTTACCCAGCCAAACCAACGTATTCTGTCCCGCACAGAACCAGAAACACAAGCATCTATACAAGCTGCACAACCTGCGGGTCCTCGGGTTCAGGGTGATTTATTTGCAGACCAAAACCTGCCTACAGAAGCGCCCCCCACAACGCCTTTAGCTACTGTACCCCCACAAACGCCGCAAGCACCTATTGCTGTGCAGCCTAATCAGTATCAGTACAAAGCGCCCTTGCGGAACCAAATTAAGCCCGCAGACCTTCCCGTGCCCCAACCACTCCCGACTAAAACGTTGGGGGAAATGACCATTAAACCTGAGGACATCACAAATACTGGGGTGGAGCATGGTCCGGGTGTAGCTAGATGGATGCAGGATAATATCGTTGGTCGTACGCTGCCAGAAGTTCAGGATATGGTTAAAAAAGACCCAACCCTGCTGAGCGGTAAAGGACAACGTACACAAGTCTTGAAAGAACTGCTTAACCCTGCACCTGAGGTAGCACCATATAAGGAAGCCGAAAATGTTGCAAAACCTGTCAGTGAATCAACTGGAACAAGCGCTGTCGTGGCTAGCAAACCCGATACAGGAGCCCCCGCCGGAGGACTTAAAGGAATTGAACCCAGTGGAGTGGCATCTACTGAGCAACCTGCTGGAAAACCTGTTGTCGGAGAAGGACCACAGCCCAGTGCATTAACCCCTGCGGCACCTCGTCCGGTGCCTATGATGCGCCCTGCGGCTAAACCCATAAAACCAAATGCTGAACCCTCAACTACTACGGCAGCTCCTGCGGAAGCTCCTGCAGCTACCACTGCCCCAACGGTGGAAGAACCAGCTACTAATACAGCTCCTCAAACTGTAACCCTTAGGGGCGGTGACCGCGAAGCGGGTATTCGTGACCGTCTGCAGCAAGTTATCAATGACCAAACTGCAAGTAAAGCTCAAAAACGCGCAGCGTTTGAGCACATGGATAACCTTGATAAAACTTCTACCCAAACGGATGACGCACATAACGGTAAGATGAACTTGGTAGAGGACTACCTTAACAAATACCACCCCGCAGAGCCTACGGATGAACAGCGCCAATCGGAAGCTGCCAAAGTACAAGCTGCACTAGCTGAAGCACAAAAACCTAAGGCTCCTGAAGCTGCGCCGCGTATGGCAGCATCAGAGACCCGTGCAGAGCCTAAAGAAATCCCTGAAAAATTACGGGAGCCTATTGGGGTTAACGATTACTTTGGGGTAGAAGAAGGCAAACCGGAAATCCTGCGGGGTGACCAAGGTATGCTGTTCATGATGACTAAGGCCGAAGAGGAGGCTTATGCCCGCGCTAAAGCCCGTGGTGCAACTGATGAAGAAGCCCGCACAGAAGCCAAAGCAACAACCCCTGATGAACGTCAAGGTCAATTAGACTTTAACGCACCCATCCAAGAACCTAAACAAGAGGCACACCCTAAATGGGCTACTGAGCATGCGGAAGAGCTTAAAGGTAACGAAATAGTTTATTCTGATAAAGATGTTGCGCTATTGCGGGGATTTAATGGGAAAGGGGGGCACATTTACTCTAGGGTATCCAGAATAGATGGAACCCGAAGTAACAGAGATATTGAATCCCCATCAAGTTTTGCTTCTAGCCCTGAAGAGAAAGCGCGTTTAATTGAAGCTAAAAACGCTGACATACAAAGAGAAAAAGAAAAATACGCAAAAAACCCAGATGGCCCATTTAAAGGGGCTGAACGTAATGTTATTACTAGTGAGTCGGTAGACCCCCGCTATGGAAATTATTTGCATGAGTTAATGAACTCTTTAGGTATGGGGGATATTCGTGTATTTATTTCACACCCATCTGATTTGCATGCTATGGGTGCTGCTGATAAATATGGGTTACACGGCGAATACCAACGCGCAATACCTACTGGATTTAACGAACAGCAGCTAGGGCGCTTGCAGTCGCTTGGTGAAAAGAATACGGACTTCCAGCTTTCTTTAAAGAGTGGGATGTCTGAGCAAAAAACTCATGAAATTCTTGCTCATGAGTTGGGGCATTTAATTCAACACACCGCCTTTGATAGAGCCCCCAAAGAAGTACAAAATGCAATTATGGACGCCCATTCAGACTGGGTAGAAAGTGTCCGTGGTGGAACCGCAAAAGAGTTGATTTCAAATTTACGTAACCGCGTAAGTGGAGAAGATGATCTTGCGGGTATACCAGATACTCAAAAGGCTTCGGAGATGGAAGACCCCAAATACTGGTTGGGATTCCCCGAATGGTTTGCAGATAACGTATCGCGTTGGGCTACCACCGCAGATAAACCTTTGACGATCGCTGATAAGTTCTTCTCTAAACTTGCTGAAAAGTTGCGGAGTTTGGTTGCTATGGTTACGGGGCGTAAGTACCCACCTAATGCAATGGTCGCCAAATTCTTGGACGAAATGGGCCCTGGCAGTATTGATAATTGGCTGAAAGAGAAGCAAGGTACTAATACACCACAAGCTGTTGTAGATATGCAGCAGCGAACTGCTACTCAATCCGTACCCACAAGCATCGAACGCGACGCTGCGTACCTGAAGCCAAAAGAGACCAGCGCGATTGGCGCAGTCAAGTCGATGTACCAAGGCTCAAAAACAGCGCTAACTGGCCCTAAAGAAATCGGTACTATCACAAAAGTTCGGACGCAAGTTACGGACGCCTATGCGTCAGTAAAGAGCCGCATCCAAGAAGCCTATGACCAAGGCATGATGGCTAAGCTAGGCAAGGCCGACCCACGGATTACCGTGCAGCAGGCTAAGGATACAGACCGTATGCTGCAGCCCATCTTTGAGCGTGGTGGTTTGGAAATCAATCCAGTGACCCGCCAGTTGGAAGTCACGGACGCCGCTGGGAAACCTAAAGATATCCTGAACCATGTCAAGGACTACGCTGCTGCAACGGGCCGTGATTATGAAACCGCCTACGCTAATGCCAGCCACATCCTTGAAGGTTTGCGGGTTGCAGATTTAATTAAGCAAAATGCCACCCAAGGCACGGAGTTTGTTATCCATAAAGGTTGGCGAAATGCTGATGGTAGTTTTAATACTGCCAAGATCAAGGACGCTGAGACTGCTTACCGTAACAGCCCAGAACTGCAGAAGATCAACAAGATCATGGATGAGTTCCGTATCCGGTTGGTTGACCTGATGGAAAAAACTGGGCGTTTAAACGAGCATGATGCCAAAGTTTGGCGTGAAGTGTCGCACTACGTGCCGTTTGACCGTGAAGGTAAAAACATTGAAGCATTTGCTAAAACCTTTACAGGTTCTAAACGCACAGGCCGTAAAGGTCTGGCCCAACTGGGGGCCTTGCCAAAACTAATTGGTTCTTATGAACGCTCAGTCGGTAACGTTTTTGAGAGCTATTACAAGACAATGGGCTGGATGGTTGACCAAGTTTCCAAACAGAACGCCAACTCGCACATGCTGGACACGCTGGTCGATCTAAGTATCGGCAAGAACATTGGCATGAATGAGGCTAACTCCCAGACTGGCTACACTGCGCCAATATACCGCAAGGGTGTCAAAGAGTTTGTGGACTTACCGTCTGCATATGATGCGCTGCCCTTCGTTGATAAAGCTGCACCAAAACGTTGGTACGTAGCTGCAATGGGTAAGGTCGCCCCAGTGACCCGTAAGTTCGTGACTGCCAATCCAGCGTTTGCAGCCAAGCAGGTGTTTGAAGACGTGCAAGGTGCACTGATAACATCTAACGTTCATAACCCAGCACGATTTATTGCTGAGTCGTTTGGCAACTTTGGTAGGTTAACCTTCCACGAATTGAAGGGCTATGCTGGAGACCTGACTGGTCGTACATCCAAAGTGCATGACATAGAGCGTCAGATGCGCAACATGGGGCTAGCAGGTGAAGTTGATTACACCTCATACAACCCCGGCGAAACTATGATGTACGACATGGGTATCCGCACTCGCGGCCCAGTTGCGAACTTGATTCACCGCCTTGAGCGCATTACACATGGTTCAGACTTGGCAGTTCGTAAAGCTCTGTACGACGATGAGTTCCGTAAGAGCAAGGACTCGCTCATGGCTACACAAAAAGCCCGTGAGTTAATCAACTTCCGTAACTCTGGTGCTAACACGCTGATGCGCGACTTGGTGTCGGTCGTGCCGTTCTTAAACTCTACTGCACAGTCTTTGGACATTATGTACCGTGCAGCCACCGGAGTGGATGCACCCAGTGGTTTGAGCCGTGATGCTGCTAAAGCTTTGTTCCGTAAGAACATGGCAATCTACGCAGGTATGGCTTTGGCCTATGCAATGGCTAAGAGCGGGGATGAAGAGTACGAGAAGATGAACCGCCGTATGCGGGACAACAACTGGGTTGTGGGGGGTGGAGTACGCATCCCAATCCGGGGCGACATGGCTATTGCTAAAGTTGCTATTGAAAACGCAGTGGGTTACTTCCACCGTCAAGGCACACCTGAGGAACAACTGGCAAGCGAAGCAGTGAAAACCGCTATGGCTTACGCATGGTCACAAACTGGTGAACGTGTTGCTGCAGCCCCCATCCCGCTGGCCGTACGCCCCCTGCTTGAAATTGTTACTAACCATTCGTTCTTAACTGGGCGCGAACTGGAAGGTACGTACCAGCAGACCCTGATGCCCCACGAGCGCCAGAACAATGCGACATCGTTCCCTGCCAAGGCTCTGTCCAATGCAATCTACGAGTTCACCAAAGGCCAGTTTGGTTTAGATATTTCCCCGATCAAGATTGACCAAGCGGTTAACGGTTACTTCGGTGCTGTCCCTGCAGTAGTCAATTTGCTGACGGACTCTATGCTGAACCCCGGCTCGGTCGATCGCCCCATGTCTAAATGGATGGGCATCAGCGGCTACGCTTACGATGAGTCTAACTTGTCCAACCCCGTGGATGAGTTCTATAACTTGCAAGAACGTACGTTACCTGTCCTGAAGACTTTGCAAGACTTGACCAAGCGTGACCCCGAAAAGGCCATGCAGTTTGCACAAGATCACCAGCAAGAGTTGGCTTTGGCTAAGCCCGTGCAACATGCGCTGTCTCAGCTATCTAAAATTCGCCAGTATGAAAACATCCTCAAGAGCCCCCGTGGTGCTGAGATTGAACCCAACATGGCAGAGCGCCAACGCCAACTGACTGAGTTGGCTCGGACTAGGAATGAGATGGTAGGCTGGGTGCGTGAAGCCGAGAAGATGGTGCGTCAGTAAGTACGCCAGACCCGTACCCCATAGCGATCGTATTCGCATCGGGGGCGGGCATCAAACTCATAGCCTAGAGCCGCAGTTACCGGTTGCAGTGCTTCTAGCACCTGCTTAGGAGTTGCAGTTGTCGGCAGGAAGAAAGAATTGTGGGGGCCCAGTTGCCCCCACGGTATAAAGAACGGCGTCCCTTGTACGACCAGTACCTCAGATATCGAGTTCTGGCTCGGCTTTTTCTTCTGGCTTTTCTGGGATGAAGGCTGATTCTTTGAAGCCAAGGGCATCTCCATCAAATACATAGCAACGGACTTGGATGCCGCCCAAACCGCCTAGCGCCCCTGAACCAATACGAACTGGAACAGACCTGCCTTCGTGCTTGAGCAAACCACTCTTGGTCATGAGCAATACGCTTTCACGGACATCCACCTGCTTCCTACTAAAAAAGTTTCGTAGTTCTGCAGCGGGAATTGTAAGTTCCTTAGTCGTTGGGCAGTAGCGCATTTTAAGTTCACCTCGGGGCGAGATGATCGGAGCCTGCGGAACTGAACCAGTGGACTTGGCAATAACTAATACGTTATTGATATTCTCATTCACAAAGGCCGCTAGAGTTTCCTGAGCCACGATATTGAGATCGCCAACGCTTGCTTTGGTATGAGCCCGTGCACGTTGCACTTCGTTCGTTGCATACTTGTAAACCCGTGGGATGTCAATCTCATGCAGACCCAACTTCTGTGCAATCAACGCACCCACAAAGCAGCAAGCCAAGTAAACAGAGAAGTACCGATCGGTCTGGTCAATATCCAGTTCCTTGTCAATCTTCTGCTGCATATCAAACAACGCAGTCCTGATCGAATCCATGTTGGCTAGGACGTGCTGAATAAAGATCGGGCCCGCCACGCCGTAGTTGTCTGACAGCTTGTTGAATACTTGGTCGATCTCTTGTTTTGTAGCGCCCCGATATTGTCTAAGCGTAAGTTCTAACACACGGCGTAACTCACCGTCTGCAGTGCTCTTGATCTGTTGCAGGGCGTCCACAACCGAGTGGTTACCTGAGGTCACAGTAAAGTTGCACCATGTAGTCTTGTTCTCCCGCAGCTTATTGCTTTGGTTGTCCATGCGGTGCTTGCCCCGACCCGAGCTGAACCCGTACGACATAGAGGACAAGTTTTCTGAAGTCTCATTGGTGATCTCGTCAATCGTGAAGCACAGGCTGTTCATCATGCCAAGCATCTGCATCTTGGAATTCATGGTGTCGTCCTGCTTCATCAGCAGGGTATCAGGCTCACCAAAGATTGAGTTAATCACCATCTGGGCAGTTGACTTTCCCGAGCCTGAACCGTTGAACTTCAAGTGCAGTTGCATACCACGAATGGTCTTGATGTCCATGAGCCGCAGTAGCGGGGAGCCAAACCCTGTGAAGAACGCCAAGGCATGTGACTCAAGTTCGGGGCGGTTATAGAAGTTAACGATCTTCTTCCACTCTTCCAATGTGCCACGTGGTTTAAACAAACCAGCAAACTGTCTGGTCGTGCTGGTCGGGGGCGCAAGCTTAGTTGTGCTGGGGGTGTACTCGATTTCACCGATCACAAAGCCTGACATGTCAGGAGTCCACCCCATCTGACTGCGGGTGCGGTTTGCTGCATATTTATCCTGCAGCTTCTTTATTGATGATGCAAAGTAAGCCATAAGTGTATTGATCTCCTTGCCATAAACAACTACCCCGTTCTTGACTAAGGTGTCCCTAAGTTTCTCTGGGCTAAACAAACTGGTAACAGGGGCGTAGAACCTACGCACACCGTCCATCTTCATATGCAGGTTGATGCCAACCAACTCACCCTCGCCTGTGCCATGCTCGTCCAGATCAAAGAACCGTTCGGTCAGATACAGGTCTTGTGGGTAAATTTCAACCTGATCTTCGTTGCCGTCTTTGTCCTGCACTTTTCTATATACCCCTCCATTTGCACCACGGAAATATGGGAACGGATAGGCAGGGATGCTCAGCGTGATTGCAGGGGTAACTTCGTCCGCTGGCTTTTCAATGATGTACGTGTCATTATCGGGAACCGTTTCTTCTACGATTCTGCCGAGGGCGATCGGGCTACTGACCAAGTGTTTGCAACCCTTGCAACCTTCAGAATAATTCTCCCTATACCACTGGCAGGTGTAAGGGCCCTTGGTCTCAGCGGCTTTGGCTTCAGTATCTTCTACCGTATAGCTTGGGTGCGCCTTGGATATCTTATGGATAGCCTTGGCTCCGTCTTCGCAACGTACAGCGATCGACAGTGCTGCCCGCCATAGGGGTTCTTCAAGCGTAGCAGCGTTTACTAATGCGTTTTTAATTTGCGCACAGCCGGTTTCACCCATGCTGCGCTTAACAATCTTTGTGAATGACGACTTAGGGTATTCACCCCCTGCGATATCGTTACTTGTTTCGTCCATACCAAACTGCTTGGCAAAGGACAAGTCCATCGCTGGCTGCGGTAGCGCCGCAGTAAACACTTCAAAGGGTGTTACTAACCCTTGGTGCATTATTTGTACAGGTCGTGCTTGATCGTTTTTATAGTTGTTCGTTCCGGGAATACGCAGGATACGAGCGCGGTCAGTAGTTACCGCTGGGTCAGCATAAAGGTTGTGTTGTTTGCAAAGTTGTTTGAGCGCCTTGGCGTAGCCGTACCAAATATCAGACGGTACATTCGTATCAAGAGGCCAGTACACATGTAGCCCATTACCCGAGTTAACCACGGTAGGGCTTGGCAAATTAGTTGCTTGCAAAAACGCATTGAGCGCCTGTGCAGCTTCGGGTTGGTCAGCGTACGGCTTACCTTCCCCACAGTCTAGGTCAAGAAAAAATGAGCGCAGAAAAAGTGAGTTATCTGCTTCCCGCTTGGACATCAGTTTGAATGAAGCCAACGCAAAATATGCATCAACACCTTGGGAATTCAGCCCAATACCAACTTCATCAACGTCTTCAATCGTCCTATGAAACGACTGCTTGATCTTACCCGCACGGATACCGACTGTGCAGTAGTGCCCTTCAGTGGGCAATATAGTTGTCAGAAAATCATTCACATAGCCTCGGCATAGCTAAGAGGGAAAAAGGGCGGCAAGTCTCCCTGCCGCCCACCGGATTTGGTTACTGCTGTTTAATTTGCGCTGTAACTTCAGGCATCACTGCCAGATATTTGGGGTACGGTTTTGTTCGCCCTGTCACCCAGTTGTACACAGTCGCCCGTGTAACTTTGAGCAAGTCTGCCGCTTGACTAATGGATACTGCATGTTTTATACAGGCCAAGGCTAGCGCCTTGACTTCCTTGTCCAAGTCGGCTGACTTTACTCGCTGGATGAAAAGGGAGTCGTACCCCCTTACCGGTTTATTCATCGTCGTCTGTTGCCCAGTCGTTCAGGATGTCTGAGACGTTCTTAGCTACCTCAGGCTTAGGTTCAGCCTTTTGTTTCACGGCACGTTTCACGGGTTCTTTGACGGGTGCGTCCTCAACTTCTTCAGCTTCCTCATGCTTGATAGCAGGTGTGTTCTTGAAAGCCGCAGGCAGGGCAGGGGCAGTTTCGCTCTTGCTAGGAACCATCTTGAAGTCAATAGCTTGCTTGGCGTCTTCGCTTTCGCTCTGGGACTTGGCGGTGTTCCATTCTTCACGAGTCAGGGGGCGCACAGCACGGAACTTCAGAACAGGCACAGCTTCGCTGGTATCAAAGCGGGCTTCGGTAACGATGCCGGTGATCGGCAGACCATGACCCTTGAGGAACTTACCAAAGGCTTGCAGACCCATCTTCTCACCCTCAGCCTTACCAAAGTAAGATTTGCTAGGCACAGACATACGGTACACATTGCCGCTGATATCGTTTTCTAAAGTCACAGCCAAACGCTTGCTGAAGCGGCAAGCGCGGGACTTACCTTCGCCAGAACCTTCGATGTTTTGTGGGCAACCCATGCAGGTGGGGTGCTGAGGGTTCGGCACTTCTTCGTTGGGCTTCTCGCCTTCGGCAGACCAGCAAGCTGGTTTGATGTCCTTGCCTTCTTCATACTTCTCTGCGTAGAATGTGCGGGTCACGCCTTTGCCTGATGCAATGATGACGAAGTTCATGGCACGGTCTTCATTCTTGGAGACTTCTTCGCCGCCAACAATCATGCGCCACACGCCGCCCTTGATTGAGATTTGTTTGCCACCGGAGTTACCAGCAATGTCGCTGGTGGTGGAGTCATTTGCTTCACGCAGGTAGTCGGGGATGACGGAGCCGGATTTGAAAAGGGTTAGGTTACTCATTTGATTTCCTTAAGTTATTTAGAACGACGAACAGTGATTGAGTACTTGGACTCAACGTTAACACCTGCAGGCATGAGCCCCGGATTTTCGGTGACAAATTGCTTGAAATTAGTCTGGGCAATTCGTCTTTCCAAAAGGTCTGGCACATCGTGCTCACGGATGAACTTGTACATACTGTCCCAGTCGCTAGTCCAGTATCGGGTTTTGACGCCCCTAGTGAATGAACCAAACGGGGTCTTGCCACCGTCTTGGCCTGTAGATTTGCATACCTCAAGCAGTTCTTGCTCGACGGCTTCTAGTTGTTGGTCGAGAGCAGCTATTTCTTCTTCCATCTGCTTCTTCTTAATTTCCTTGGCGTCGCGTATTTTGATGTATACCCGCACCAATTTGCTTACATCACTCATATTGATTCCTTTGATTTGCGTTGAACGAGATTAAATTATACATTGTTTAATGTCACATATCAAGCTCCTGTTTGTAAAGATCAACTAATCCTTGATGAAGGTCGATTTTGTTTTGCAGCATGACGTACATGCGCTTCTCAACAGGACTGCCCTGCAGGTGCGTCACTGTGACGTGATTGGTCTGACCTGCTCGGTGCGCTCGGGAGTTGGCTTGCAGGTAAATTTCTGTGGAGGCAACTGGGCCCCACCATACCACTTGGTCGGCTCGGGTTAACGTGATGCCGTGTGCAGTCGCTTGCGGTACAAGCAGAAGTATACGTGGCTCGTCTTCGGTCTGAAATTCCTTAATGATCTCTGCTCGTGTCGTAGCCGATACGCCGCCGTGGATTGTCTGCACTGTGTAGCCTTGTTTGAGGAGCGAATTCTCCACCATCTGCAAGGTGTGCCTATATGGGATAAACGCTAATACCTTGTTGTCTGTCTGCTCGATCACCTCTACCAGCTCGTTGAAGCGGTTGGTAACATCAAACTCAACGATTTCTTTATTGTCCGTATAGACTGCCCCTTGCGAAACCTGCAAAAGTTTGTTAAGCATTGAGGCGGCGTTGACTGCAGTGATCTCTTCCCCTGCCGCAATCGTCATCATCTGTTGCTTGAGGGCGTTGTAGTACTTGGCTTGTTGTGGCGTCAGCGGAACCTCACGATTGGAATACAGCAGGTCGGGCAAGTCCAGACATTCAGCCTTGGTAAACCGTATAGCGGGTTGCAGTATTTCATGCACTATGTTTTTGGACTCCTGCCGTGGAACCCATTTGTATTGGTTAATCTTTAACATAACCTTGTCACGGAACGAGCCAAGGAACTTAGGCACAGAGTCGGGGTTCACAAGCTTAACCAAGCCGTAGGCATCCAGCGGAGACTGCGATGCAGGTGTACCCGTCATCATCCACAAACGAGTCGTGGGTTTCAGCAAAGATGCAAGGGCTTTCCAGCGGTCGGTCGTCACGCTCTTGACTGCATTGGCTTCGTCCACAATGATTAGATCAAACCCACCAGCCGCAAGCTCAGCGGTAACTACCTTCACGCCGTCAAAGTTAATGATGACGAACTCATAGCCGCCGTTAATTATGGCCGCACGTTTCTCACGAGAGCCTTGGGCGATAGCCACTGTGCGGTGCATCACCGTCTTAAATAAATCTGACCGCCACGCTGTGTCCATGATCGACACAGGGCACACCACCAGCACCCGCTTGACCCGCCCTTGATTCATTAGGTAGTCAGCCGCCCATGCCGCCGCACTGGTCTTACCTGTACCTGCCTCGTTAAACACGAAACAACGTGGATGTAGCGTTAGGAATCCTGCAGTGGTGCGCTGGTGATCGAACGGCTGATATACCCCCGGCCAAGCGTACTTCGCCGTGATCGGTGAGGGCACGTCCTTGATACCTATATTGCGTAGCAGTTGCGTTGAGTCAAAGTCCCAGTTGACTAGGATTTGAGACATATCCCCATTCTGTTGCAGGATTTTGCTCTTGGGAATCAAGGCAGTAATTTGGTCTGCCTTGCGGGTGTTAAACAGTAGTGCGCGATTGTCGATGATTTGCATGATTAAACAATGTATAACTTATAGTGGAGAAAAATAGCTAGGTAGTTGCCTACCTAGCCAAACGCTTCTAACGAAGCAACCACGATGGAACCAATGATACCTTACTTTGAACGTGATTGTGCACGTTCTTTTTTGCTAACTTGCGAAACCAACTGCCCCTTCTTGCCACGTGCAAAGCTACGGTTAGCGGACTCGCTAACAGCCCGTAGGTTACTCAGAGCCAAGGGCTTGCCCTTCTTGCTCAGGGGTTTGATATGGTCAACGTCTTCAGTGCTTGGCAGGTTGCCATGCTTGGCCTCGTATTCTTTACGGGCCTTGTTACGTGCTTCACGCATCTTGACTTGCTTGGGAGAGTCTTCGTACTTCTCTTCCCTTGCGTAATTTCGTTTAGTTGCCATGTTATTTCCTAGTTCCTAATTGCTTAGGCGTAAGCCCCCACTTTTCTTTCGGCCACCCGGCAGCAATTCTACGTTTAAGAGTTGTATATTTAACCCCAAGTTTGTCAGCTAAATCTGGCAATGTTAGGCCTTCATACATAGGTACATTCCGACGATTTTTTGATTGCTCAGTTCGAAGTATCCATTTGCAATTATCAGGGGCGTATCCTTTATTGGGGTCTAAACGTTCTAAAGAACCTGCCTTACCATAGGGGCAGGTTTTCATATCCCTATAAAACTGTTCAAAATTCATCCACGTAGGATCAATTGTTATACCCCTGCCTCCGTACAATTCATAGTGTATATGCTTCGTGTATAGGCAACGTCGTTTCATTGCAGTCCACACATTAAACTCAAAGCAACGGGTCTTTCCGTGGGTAGTACGTCTTACGTTTGGGGCGCATTTTTGACAGCCTGATTTGTCAGCTACTAAAGTTGACTTACGCACCATAGTTATAGTGCCGCAGCTACATTGACAAGCGTAATACCGTTCATTGCCGCGAAGGTCAGACCCCGCTAGTACAGTCCACTTGCCAAATATATCCCCAACATTTACCGGTACTCGCACATATCCTCCGTTAAGGGGCAAAACTTGCACAGAGCTGATTGCTTGGGGTTCCATACGCCGTGGTCTACGGCGGCTTCAATCATGTTAGCCCTACCCGCCCATTTATAAAAGATTTCAGGTAACTGTTCACGACTGAACTCAGCCTTAATTACATCACCGACCACCACAAAAAGCAATGCGCCCTTGACGATATTTATTTCTGGGTGGTGCGACATAACCATAGCCGCCATAAGCTCTAACTGACCGACATCTGCGTAACGGCTAGTCTTACCAGTTTTGTAGTCGGCTAAGCGGGCAACGCCTCTCTCGCGGTCAATGGCAAGGAAGTCGGGTATGCCTCGGAACCATACGTCTTTGTCAAAAAATCCACATGGGGTGAAGTCCGAACGTATTCCCAATTTTTCTTCGCATCGTACATCTGCACGGATTTGGGCAAGACGTTCCACGAATGGCTCGTAACTCTTAAAAGTTTCTGGAAGTGGTGTTTTATCACGGATGAACTCTTCAAATGCTTTATGCACAGCAGTCCCATAAAGGGTAGCCTCTGTGTCTTTCTGTTTGACTTGCTTTAATATACGGACAACGTGGTATTTACGGGGGCAGGATTCAAAGTCTTTGATTGCCGAGTACGAATGAGCTAGTGCCATAGATTTACCACGTTGATTTGACCGCTTATTCTAACAGTCGCCGTATGACAAACCAACCCCTGATTCACAGGACAGCGGTAAATCTTTAGCCCACTTGGGTCGCCATGACATGCACTCCTCAACGAAGCGCACAGCCTCATCTCGCTCGGCGGCGGGTGCAACACAAGCCACGGCATCATGTACGGTCAGCACCACCTGATATCTTTTTGATATCCGCAGCATCTGCTCACCCACAATGATTCGGGCCACAGCTTGCGTGAAGTTCTCCACACACTTGCCACCATAGATGTACACAGGCAGCCCCTTGGACATGTAGCGCCACTGGTCTTTGTTCTCTACTGAAACTTTCTGCAAGTCTGGGTATTGAATAAATAAACCATTGGGTAGGGAAAACCCTTTCTCCGGCACAACCTTGATTACGCCCTGCGCGTCCACCTGCGCCCCGTTGTTAAACGATAACGCTTTGAGACCTTCTTCAGCCGCTTTCCAGAGCCTAGTAATTTTCGGATATGTAGTTCGGTAAGTATCAACGATTCGCTTAGCTTCCTCGCCCGATACTTCAACACCAAAATTTTTAAGTTGTGCTTTAAACTTCGCCGCCCCCATGCCATAGCCTGCACCAAGAATCGTAGTTTTGCCGACGAATCGTTCGTCTTTGGTGATCTCCGAAACGGGCTTGCCGTAAATTGCCGACGCCATAATCTTGTAGACATCATCTTTCCTTTCAAATGCATCAACGAGGTCATGCTGACCTGCAAGCCACGCCAACGTACGTGCTTCAATCTGTGCAGAATCGCAATCAATAATCACATAGCCTTCGGGCGGCAAGATAGCCTTCTTGATCTTCCCTGCGTTCTCCCCACGGCTAGGTAGGTTCTGCAAGTTCACAGAGTCTTGCCCCGACCAGCGGCCTGAGTGTGCACCGTAGTACCGCAGGGGCACAGGGAACAACCCACGGTCTGCCATACCAATGAACCGAGCAGTACGAGTTTCCTCAATAGTCGTCTTGTTCCCAAGCCGTGCCGACACCAGTGCTTGCACGTCTACGTTCGGGTGCTCAAGTAACTCTTTGAACTTCTCATCGGTCTTGGCAAACGCAAACGCTAACTTGCCTGTGGTCGGGCTCACCTTGCGGGGCGGCTCAACGCCCAACGACTCCAGTGCGGCGGCGAACTTCTCGTTGGACATCAGCATGGTCTTGGCGTCCTCACGAGCCCCGAACTTGTACGCCAACTCATCAAGCAACTGCTCTTTGCGATCTATGACTTCTTGTAAATGTTTAACCAACATCTCACGGTCTAGGCGCAACACAGGCTCAATGAACATACGTAGCGTCAGGTCGATCAGCTTCAGCTCAATCTTTGGAAAGTCGAGGGCCATGTATTTGTTGAAAAGTTCTAACGTTAGAACTACGTCATTGCAACAATAGTCGCCATAGCGTGACAGTTCTTCTGCCGAGAAGTCTTTGTAGTGCTTGCCCAGCGCGTTCTCAACCTCAGTGCCCTTGACCCCGACACCCATGCGATCAGCTTGGGCTTTGAGGCTGTGCGACTTCTCATGCGGGAATAGGGCACGAGACATACCCATGATGTCTAGCCACCCTTGTGGTTGCACCCCGTAGTGCCATGCGAGTATGGCTCCATCAAAGGCAGTGTTCTGGCACAGGACAAGTTTGTCCGACCAGTCAATAGACTTAATCACACGCTCAACATCAGGTTTAGGAACCCAAGTGGTCGGGCCCCCGTCAATGTTGTATGCGAACCCGATGGTCTCCCACCTTGGGTCACGCACGTATTCCTCAGTCGTCATCTTGGCAAAACCATACTCACGGTCGTAGTAGGTTTCAAAGTCTATGCAGAGTATGCTCATTTGATTATCTTTGTTCCCAGCTGCAAACCTTGCAGTTCGAGCTGTTCTTGTTCTGCTGTTTGTTTACGTAGTAATCTGGGCTCTGGCTGGTCATCTGTGTTTCTGTGGTTGGTTCTGAATTGCTCATAGTTGCTCTCAGCTTTTGTGATGTTGTCCATGCACCCGACAAGGTACAGGATATTGGTTTCGTTAATAACTAATGCAAGCCCACCTGCTTCAGCTATTTGTTGCAGACGTTTCATCTGTAAGTCCGTAGGCTTGTTCGTACCCGCCTTGGCCTCAATCCCAAAGAATCTACCTTGGTGACATCCGATGATGTCAGGCGTGCCGTTGTTACCAGCAAGCCCTCCGATGTAGTTCACATGGTACGCACCCACCGCATCAAGTACGGCGTTTATCTTCTTTTTTACTTTTGCTTCTGGTGTCATCTGGTCTAGGACAGTTAGGTGGAACTTCAACGGCACACCATACAGCAGCCGTTGGCGCACTACGTAATTTAACCCAGCGATCTACGTAAGTATCGACCATAGCTCGCAAGGCAACTTTTATTGAATCGTTCTTCACGCCCAATGCTTTAGCTACCTCGCTGACCATAAGTCCGTCAGGGTTCTGGTGTAGCAGTGCCCGAATTGCCGCGTGATTTGATTTGCGCATTGATTGATACTTCCTTTTTCCAAGCGTTGTGTAGTGCTGTGTTAAGTTCTTTTAAGACTGTAATCTCGTCTGCCGCTTCGCGGGCAAACTGTTCGAGCGTCTCACGGCTCCACGTTTTAAAGTCTGTCTTCATGTGTTAAATAATAGTTGTTCTGCGGGTTGCAGACTTTGGGAAAAACACCAAGGAGAAAACAGGGAAGTCAATCTCCTCGGTGTGCGTAATGCGCTCACCGTTAATCAACACCGCGCCTTGTTGGATGTGTCGGCGTAGCTCACCACCGCTCA